AATCAACTCTGTAAGGGTTGAAAGGGATATATTAGTTTTCTTTAGGCTCTTGATTAATCTTAAAGAGCTCTTCAAATTTTTTACGAGCATCTTCTACTGAAGATATGTACCCCATTTGATCGGTTATTTTTACTTTTCCATTTGATGTATGCATATCAATAATATTTTCAGAATCTTCTTCACTATCAATATAATTATCATATATTGCAATTAACTTAGCATCTTTGCTTTCAGACATTGTTAATATTCGATCAAATTTCATAATAAAAATATCTTCAGATGATAATTCAATCCATCTTTTAACTTTTATGTAACTTCCTTTTGGGGAGTTTATGATTGACATCACAATTGGATTTTGAAGAACTATTACAGGTTCATCATAATTTTCATCAATAGAAACTAAGGCAAAGATTTCTTCGCCTGATATAAGTTTGATTACGCTGTAGAACTCTTCGCTCATTAGTTTTTCAGTGGTATGTTTACTATATCATAATTAAAATTCTCTTGGTTATAAATTTTAATTCTTTCAATTAAGTGATTTAAAGTGTAATTTTTCTTTGATTTATAACTGATATCATCAGCAATGTCATATAAGGTTGCCTTTGTTTTCTTATCACCTTTTCTTAGAACTCTTCCAATTGATTGTAAATTACGAATTCTAGATTTAGATGGTGATGCAAAGATTACATTGTGTAGATTTTTGATATTAATCCCAGTTGAGAAAGTCCCGTACGAGGCAACGATAATAGCATTATTCTCTTGCTCAGTGATCGCTCGAACCTTCTCTCTGTCTTCGGTGTCCACTCCACCATGAATAAAAAAGACATTTCGATTCTCAATAATATTACTATTATTTATCAATTCATAAAGAGGCTGTCCATGCTTCTCAACTCTTGCATATAGTATCAATGTATTACCTCTAAGATCAAGGGCAAGATTCTTAATAAAATTATTACGACGATGATGTCCGATAATATACTGAACTTCTTCTTCAAAGTTTTCAAACTTAGTAGGTGGGTGTTTCAATAGAAGCACATTGATATCTAGTTTTGCAAGATGTCCTTTCTTCATTAACTCATTAGTTTTAATAATCTTATAAGAAGGTCCGAACAATCCTTCTAAAACCCATTTATGAGTTTGTGATCCATCTAAAGTTCCTGTGAAACCGTAACGAAACTTGGCATCAGCAAGTTTTGTCATTATAGATATTAATGATTTTGATTTAAACTGGTGAGCTTCATCCCCAATCACTACAGAGAATCTCTCAAAATACTTTCTGGGGAGTTTGTAAATTGATTGCCAAGTAGTAATAATGACTTGAGAGTCTGTCTCTCTTTCTTTACCAGCATATATCTTGTGGCAAAATGAACCTACGTCCCAACCATAGTCTGCAAAATCTTTATACATCTGTTCTACTAGCGAAGTCGTCGGAACAACTATCAAAGTATTTTGTTGCTTTTCAACAAAATATCGAACAATCGAGTATATCATCAGAGATTTACCCGAAGCAGTTGGGGATATCAACAACTTTCTATTATGTCTTAGAGCGTCGTATACTCCCTCTACTTGATAAGATCGAGGTGAATGCTTACAAATAGCATTCATATAGTCTTTAACCCCTTCTTGTGAGATATAATCATTTACCTCAAACGGAGTTCCGTAACGTTTATTGTCTCTAAATTCGTATGTGTATTCGCGATCTTTACAAAATTGTATTACACGATCTAAAAGTCCAACATATATCTGTCCATTCTGCGTATTAAATAACCTTATCTTTCCGTCCCAAAATTTCTTTTTGTATGCTGGTGAAAACTGAGCACCAGGCACTTCAAAAGTAAATTGATCTGCCAATTCATAATAAACATGTATCTCTGCTTCTACATGAAGATACACTTCATTCTTTTTTGATATAATCAAATGTGACATAAAAAATGTTCATTTGATTATATTTAGCATCAAAAACCTGCTTGAAATTTTTGCCATTCAATGGCATTTTTTATCTGATATGTACGATTTGATATTGTTCGAATGATCTCTTCTAAAAACTTAAGTGTAACATCATAATATCTTATCTTCATATCAATCTTAGATAACTTCTCATCTGCTTCCATATGCCTTTGTATTGCGTCTTTCTCTCTAACCTTATACGGAAATGGTTCTTCTATATAAACTTCTGCTGGTGCCTTTCCTGTATAATAACTATGTCTTTCTAACTTTACTTTGTTATATGAGGATCTTGCTTTCTCTCTCATCAAAGTAACTGTATTATAAATTGTGTAGTATTTTGAGTGTAGTTGTGGTATTTTTAATGACTCATTATGTAGATTATCAGGATCAATGGTTGCATCACGCTCCCACATTTCCTGAATTTGTTCAAGGTTCATAAAGGTTTGCCGAGTGGACTTATAATATCGTAAATAGTATACTTGAATGTAACATCTGCTGTAAAGTAGTTTACGTCGCTTTCTGTAGCATCAAATTCTAAAGATGTAAGGTATATTGGAAATAGATCTTTAAACTTTACAATAGCAATATCTTTAAAATTACTGTTTAAAATGTGAAGACTACCATCACTAAACTGTTCTAAATTATCACGAATGTTATCTTCATCTGTGGTTTTATCGATGAACTGTTGGGCAGAATCTGGAAATCCTAATCCTGTCAACCAGTTATGTATCCTCATGTAATTTTCTAAATTTTCATCAACTAAAAATCTTACATTTAATTCACCATACGTTAACTTTTCACCAGGTACATCAATATCTTTTAGATATGTCGATTGTATTGCTGTTCCTAATGTTATATCAGGTATTCTAGCAGTATTTGAGAAAAATGTCACCTTTGGAAATTTTGCCAAAGTAAACTTAAAACCAACTGGTGAAAGAAAATTCCTATTGTCTATCTGGTTAACATATGGATCAGATCTTGTCATTACTCACCGCCTCCTCCATTACCACCCCCGTTGGATCCACCATTGCCACCGCCATTCCCGTAACCACCATTGCCATTACCATTACCACCATTGCCACCATTTCCATTACCTCCTTTACCATTTTTCTTACCGTTGTTATCATCATCTTTATCATGCTCCAAATATCCTCTGCGACCAATATGATATCCTAAAGGAATTTTTTTGCACTTCTTATCTGTAAAACAGTAATACTGTCCTGCAGGGCATCTTTTTGAAGCTGCCTCTTCAATAAATCTATCAAATTCTTTCATTAGTCGATAATTAAATTATACCACTGTTCACTCATACCCATGATGATTTGTTCTGCTGATTCTTCATTTTCAGCGTAACCTTCTTTAATAAGATGTTCCTTAATCTTTTTTGTGCGTTCAACCGCTTCTTGGTATTGCTTTGGAGTTGGTTTCATTGTAATACTACTTTTATTTGTATTTAGACAAAAAAGAGGGGCGGTTAAACCCCTTGTTATTTGAGTATTTCGTGGTGAAAACTAACGAGAGTTTTACGATGTGAATACTAACTGAGTATTAAAACATGAATACTAATAAAAGTATTATTCGTTGAATACTAACTAAGAATTTGAGGATGGTTGAGTATTATGAGGTGAATACTAACAAGAGTATTTCATCCTGAATACTAACTGAGACCATCCTCAACAATCATTTTACGAATTGTTCTCCATAAAATTCTAAGTTTTTTATCAGATTCATTTCTTGCTTCCCTGATATCATAGACATCATCGATACACTGAATTGCTTTCTTAGATTCTAAACTCATACTCTTCTTACAAACTGAACCTGCTTTACGCTTATGGTATTTGTAATTAGATGCAGTGACACCCGCTTTCATATGATACGGAGTAATTCCAAAATATACTTCTTTGGCATACTTCCAATATGCAGGAAGATTATTATCAGATCTTAATCTTAACTCACCATTTGGTTGAAGAATCGTATTAACAACTCCATATAAAAATTTAAATTTATCGCTAGAGTATTTTTGTGGATCATTTTTAAGAGCATTCTTTTTGGAATTCCACTCTAAACCTGCAAATTCTCTAACATCATCTGGAAGTTGAGTTGCAAGTTTTATTGTCCATTTCTTTAACCATCTTACTATAGCATCTTCATAATCTGTTTTAATACCATAGTTATTGTTTCTTGCCTCATTAGAATCCTCAGTTAATGCATCTCTATCATCATAGATATGCTTTGTTGACTTCTCATGCTCTGCAAGAGTAATTGGTTTAAATGATTATAAAGAATCAAAAACATGTGGAAACTTTTCCAAATAATAAGAGATTGATTCAGTATCATTATAATCTGTCTTATCAATTAAGTTTGGAAACTCCAAAGATGCTATCTTTCTTGTTTTCGGTGTAACTTTTTGAGGAAAACAGAGCACTTCAATATTCCTTGAATCTGCTGTTTCTTTAAATTCTTTTAACTCATCTATTTGATAAGTTTGTGCAAGTGAGTTTTCTTCTTGCGAACGTAAATGTGCATCTTCAATAACAATAGTCATCTCATCATACAAATTGGGTACATTAAGATATTTAAAATCTTCAGTAGATATTGTGTGATGTTCCCCTTCTTTGGGGCAAAAGACGATTACGTGTTTCTTGCCAATGTCACATACAATAAAGTTTTTATTCATCGTTCATTGTAAAATGTAATGTGGAATTATATAACGGATAATAATATGTGAAAACTAACTGAGTATTATAAGTTGAATACTAATAAAAAGTATTTTATGCTGAATACTAAACTGAGTTTTTATCCCTGATTATCGACAATTATATGCAAATATTATAGCAGTATATTTTTAATATGTCAAATAAACAAAAAAAAGACCCCCGAAGGAGTCTTTAGAAAAATATGTAATGTCTGAATTACATGAGGTTGTGAACTCTAACTCTTCTGTAGTAACGGTTTGCGTTAATCTTAAGTCTACCAAGTCCTTGATCTGTTCCCTCTGCGAATGGGTTAGCAACAAGACCGTATCTTGTCTTAAATCCAATCTTAGGCTGGAATGTATCCTGACCAACTGCACGAACCATCTGTAGAGGAACGTATGGGCAGTAGAATATTCCTGCGTCATAAGGTGAAGAACCCTTGTATCCAACAACGTAGTACTGATCAGCAGATAGGTTAGAAGAATATGGGTCGATGTACACTCTGTACTTACCTTGTAATACACCAGCAAATGTGTTACCTGTGTCATCAACATTAAGGTTAGCATTAAGTGCTGGAGTGTAGTCAAGTACACCTGCCATTGTAAGTGCGGAAGCAACGTCAGCAGAGCAAAGGATCATGTTACCCTTTCCACGACGAGTTCTTTGTGCAATTGCGTTAGCATCTCTTTCGATTTGGAAGATAAGTCCCTTGAACTTCTCAACTGACCATCTACCATTTGAGTCGATGTCTAAGTCGAATGTACCACCACTAGCAACGTTAGTTTGTGCACCAGACTCAGCAACCTTGTAGATAGAACGGATAACTTCTCTGTTTATCTCAGCAAGGATCTCTGTTGAGAGAATGTTTGCTAATTCTGCTTCTGCATTTAGACCATGAATTGCCTTAAGATCTTGAGCAAGTTCTAAACTGTACTCTGCCTTTAGTGCTCTGGACTTAGCAGTAACGGTGACCTTCTCGATTGAGAATGCCATTTCGTTGAA